GTAGAAGATTCACGCATCTGTTATTAAGTGTTATTTGGTGTTATTTGGTGTTATAATTTGTGCCATTGGGCCAAACCAGCTATGTTTTTACTATGCAATTGCAATTGTTTGATGATTCAACGTTGTATGTTGAGTACATACAACACAATGTGGCAAAACCGTTTGTGTACCAACACCATTATTTACGTGGCATTGGCAACAATGGTATGTGTTTTGGCGCATACGTTGGCAACCAATTAATGGCCGTGGTTGTGTTTACCGTGCCATGTTCGGAGGCGGTGCGCGCTTCTATATTGGGCCCACAATACAAACAAAACATAACCGAGCTTGGCCGCCTATGTTTGCACCCAACGTGCACGGTGCCGGCATCCAAAATTGTATCCATGGCAATAAAAGCGTTGCAACGGGTACGGGCACAACGTGGGTTGCCACCCATTTTGGCCCTGCTATCATTTGCAGATAATACGCAAAACCACCATGGCGGGGTTTATCAGGCCATGTCGTGGTTGTATTGTGGCACCTCGAGGCGCAACGCCATTGCATATATTGATCAAAATGGCATCACTAGGCACCCACGCCAAAATGGCGTAAATATAACCCCACAAATGGCCGTACAACGTGGTTGGCGTATTTGTAAACAGCAATGCACAAAATACCGTTACATACGTTTGTTGGGCTCCAAAACACAACGCAATCGGGCACGGGCCCAATTGTTGTTACCCGTTTTGCCCTATCCCAAACCCAATGCGGGTTAAATATGGCCGCATTTTGTGCATGGCCCATATTTTAAAACGTTGCCATACCGATGCCCGCACTAATAATTTGTACAGCCTGTAACAATCCATTGCGTCCACATAGGCCGTATGCGCATTTGGCCGTACCCAACCGAGATACGCGCGCACTTTATCGAGGCCATGGCCGGGGCATCCAATCGGGATCAAATGCTCATGTACCAATGTACAGGTATCAACCGTGCGAATACGTGGCACGGCAACGCCTGATGCCTTAAGCTGCTTCTCTATAAAGCCCACATCAAATTGCACATTGTGGCCAACAACAACGTTGCCGCAAATCAGATCCGCAATGGTTTGGGCCTCATCTTTAAACGTTGGCGCATCGGCCCAACCCGATGCCGTATAGCCGTTTACTTTTAATGCAACGGGATCGGCGCTTGCAATGTTCATTGGCATGATCTTTTTGTTGTATATTTTGAGCTTGCAACCATTCCAAACGATTATTGCAATTTCGATTATTTCGTGGCGTGATTTATCGAGCCCGGTTGTTTCTGTATCAATAAAACAAATGGCCATATTGTACCCCCATGTTGGTGTGTTGATACAATATAGCCGATTGATTTATAAACAATATGCAACGGGGCATTTATTGGTTTATGATTTGCCACCGCCTCGCAATACCCAAATGCGTTTGCCATTGCCCAATTGGCGTGCCTGATATCCCAAATCACGGCATATTTGAGAAATGCGGCGCGAATACCCCACATTGCGTTGGGCCGCGGGAATATCCAACGCATCCATTATGGCCTCGGTTGTTGGCAATTTCTCGGGGTTCTCATCCTCTAGTATCATTTGTGCAGCTGTGGCCCATGGATCTGATATTATGTACGCCTGTTGCATGCGCTCCAATGTTACGCTTTCTTCATCAGTTAAATACCATTGCATACCATTTTTGTACAAGTGCAACGCCTCGGCAAACAATTGGTTGCGGTTGGCATCAATCCAATCAACATCGATTTTGTTAACCACCTGCAATGGCCAAAAACGGCGCTCGGGCCCATCACTGAGAAATTGATAATCGTTTGTTGTGGCCACAAATACCGTACGGCGTTTGCGGTGTACGGGTGTTTTACCCCATGTTGGCCGGTATCGATCCGCTGCACTCGTTAAAAACATTTTGGCATTGTTTGCACTACGGCCATGCAATGCGTGCATTTCTGCAAGCTCCCAAACCCAAACCAATGATTGGTGCAACAGCTCGTATGCGCTTTTATTGGTAATGTTGATATTGGAATCACTAAACCATGGTTTTGAGGCCAACGCACGCAAACCACGGCTTTTGCCCATACCCTTTGGGCCAACCAATGTTAACACCGTGTGCACATCGCAACCGGGATCAATGATTCGCGCAACCAATGATACCATCCAACGCGCCGCCAACATGCCAATAAAATCCTGCTCTTCTTTTGTGGCCGGCATCGAAACGCCCCAATGTGCGGTGAACATACCATTTACACGTGGTGTGCCATCCCAAACTGGCAACGCCTGCAACCATTCCTTTATTGGTTCTACTGTATTCATGGCCGCAACGCGTACAATGGCCCCGTGCAGCTCGTTATCCTTGCATTTCAAACGATAATCACGCTCTAGATCCAACGCAATTTGTTGTATTTGTGCGGGCTCAATCATTACGCCATCAAACAGTAAACGATCGCTATGTTCACAATACGCCAACGTGTTGTATTTTGGATCGCCCTCGAGTATCAACGCCAAATTGTGGCGGCAATTAATCGCGGTTGGCAATTTGGTTATGTTTCCATCGGCATCGTATTTGGCGGGGTTTTTGCGCAAAATGTGCCATGTTGGTAAATGGCCCGTTGCGGGGCAATGGCTTTTATCAATGATTACGCCACTTTCTTTTATAATCTCATCTAATCGTGTCATTGGTTGTTATCCTGTATTGATTGTTTGTATGCATGTGTTGTTTGGATGGCCTCAAATAATACCACATCGAATTGGCGATCGGTCAATTTGGCAACGGCATGGCACACGTTGATCAATGTAACCATGCGTGGATCAAAATCGCGCAAACGCCATGGGTGCAATGTTTGGTACCCAACGTTGGCAATTTTGGCAAATGCGGTGCGGGTCAATTCCAAATTCTGCAATGTGGAATCTAACCAGATAGTAAACGTTTGATCGGTACTCATTGTGCACCATCCGTTGGGCGCTCAAATGGTTGTGGCCATCCCCAAAATAATGTGGTTAAACTCGGTGCAGCTGTACCCCATGCCATTTGCAGTATTTGATCGCGCTCATCATTGGTTGGCTTTTCCCAAATCGCTTGCATGATATCGAGATCGCCATCGGCCAATGTATATATGGCCTGCGCTATTTCTATTGATGTTTGGCGCACGTATGCCCATAATCGTAAATCAATTTGTTGTGTTTCCATTGTTGTTTGCCTCGGTTGTTGGTTGGTTATTTTTCTTGTTGCCATGTGATCGATATTTTTTTTCCATAATACCAATAAAGCAGCTCCCAAACTGCGTTTTGTAAATCGCTTTCATGTACTTGATATTGTACTGGGTTTGCATCGATAAAAATTGTATAATACATGTTGTTTGCCTCGGTTGTTGGTTGGTTATTTTACTACGGGGTATTTGCGGCGGTGTAATGTTACGGTTGCAAATGCATATTTTGCACGGTTGTTTTGCTTGTAATACATGGCCACACGGTTTGCAGCCGCACGATCTTTATATGTGTTTTCCAATTCCCATTTACCCGCCACGTAAATGTACACGGCAAATCGGTTGTTTTCGGTTGGTTTTACTTTGATGGTTACTACGTCCATTTTATTGCCTCGGTTGATTTATCATTAAGTACCTATTGGGTACAATTTAAGAATAACACATTGTGTACATATGTATACTATTTTTTTTAAAATAATTTCGTTTGGCGGCTATGCTCGTTAAATCGCTCGGTTGCCGCGGCGTGGTATTCTGGATCTATTTCCCACGCATCGAGATCGTATCCTGCATCGTAACAGGCGCATGCAATAGAGCCCGATCCCAAATGCGTATCCAATATGGTATCACCCGGTTGCGCAAACGTATCTAACAACCACAAATACAATTGGATCGGCTTTTGTGTTGGGTGGATCTTTCCTTTTGTGCGGTTATCAAACTTAAACAATTTTGCGGGTTTGTTGTACGAAGTCCATGCCAATTCGATTTGTGAGAAATTGGGCCACGGTTGGCATTTATCCCACGCGATTACACAACGGCCACCATGCGCCCAAATGGTTGGGAAATAATTCCCGCCCCATATGATTTGGTTTTGTGATACTCGTTGCAGCTGCTCAAAGTATTCGGGATCGGGTGCGATATCCCACCCACGCATTTTATCTAATTGTTGTACCAAAATACGTTTTTGCATTTCAACGGCCACGGGTTTGTTACCTGCAGGTGGCCGGAATGTTTCCATATTGGCAATACCGTACGGCGGATCCACAATGGCCAATGTGTAATGGTTATCTGGCATTTCTCGCATGGCCTGTAATGAATCACCCAAATATAAATTAATGTTTGGCATTTTGTTTTTTCTCCATTTGTTTTGTGTAGATTTGATCATAATCGGGCATATTGCGCATGGCGTGGTATACCATGTTGTGATATTCCATTTTGCTATCGGCCAAAATCGCGCACGTTTTCAATAATTTATCGATTGGGATCGGCTTTTTCTGCATCCAGCGGCGTATTGATGCATCCGTTACCAGCAATTGATCCGCCAATTCAATTATCGTTATGTTGCGGTTGAACAGCTCGCCATACAACCATTTGCCAAATGAGTTTAGATGTACTGATTGTGTAAATACTTTTCGTTTCATTTGTTATCCTTTTTTGGTAGAGCTTTATACAAACCATCAGTAAAATACAATGGTGTGCCATCCGGCATATTTGCGATGTGCCCAATCAAATCTGTTGTGATATCTTCTTTGGTTGGGCGCCTTTTGTTTGCCATCATGTACCCTTGCCCAATGTAAATAATGTCGTACATCCACCCATCACTGATAAAATTAGGATCTTTATTTCTTGCGGCTTTTTGGAATGTTTCCCAACAAAAGTTTTTTGATAATTTCATGTTGTACCCTCTATTGTGCTAGTAATTGATCTAATTTGCCGAACCATTGGCATTTTTCTTGCCTGTTGCAACGTGGCCATACAACGGCCCCAATGGATGTTGGATCGATTGAAAAATACACCTCACGTTTGCCACATTGTGGGCACGGGATGTTGCGCGCGGTATTGCCCTGTATGGATGCACCCACGGCGTTGGCCACACGTTGGCGTACATCGATATCCAACATGGCCATATCAATCGTTTTAACACTAGATCCGCGCAATTGTGTTGGTTTTGTCTGTTTTGTATGGCGTGGTGCGGCCTCCAAAATGTGATCGTATTTGAGATCCAATAAATCGCCATCCAGATGCACCGCCGTTTGGTGGTATTGCGCGGGGTGCATTGGGTGGCCCTCGGGATCGCATCCGTTTGGAATCGAATAACGATAATATGCACGGGCGTTATCATGTATTGCAGATTGATCCGGGGTACCACGGCCAACCACATGTGCCCAAAATTGGTTTGCAGCTGTTGAGGCCCGATCCCAATCGCGTGCGGGTATTGGTTTTGCCAACGGTAGCACAATTCGATATTTGTGGTGATATGGTTTGTGGCTGTACGATGTGTGCGCTATCACTTGCCAATCGGTAAACATACGCCACGTATCAAACGCCGTTAAGCCATCATCCATATCAAACACCAACGCCCAAATATCCACGGCATTGGATTTGGCACGGGTGCCCGCAAATGTTGTTGGGCTCCACAATGGCACATTGTTTTTTGCGCCATTGTTGGCCATCGGAGCGGTTAATGCCTTGGCCAATACATTGGGCGTGCACGTTTGGCGCACCCCTCTAGTGTTGAATAGATTTGTAAATGTTGTAATTTCCATTTTTTGCCTCGGATGGAATACAACGCCACAATGTTTATTATTTTGATTACATATCGGGGCGTTGGGTGTAAATACTGTACATTACGTGCGGTTGTTCGTATTCGTTGGCGTACCAATCTGATGCGGCCACCTCGGTTACGATATTATCATCCAACCAAATGCCCGATTTGGTTAATGCATCCATTACCATTTTGATCAAATTATCGATATCGGGTTTGGTTATTTTGGGTGTACGCTGCGTGCATTTGATGCGCGCGGGCCGTTTATGCACAAACACCAATTGCAGGCGCAACGGCTCGTTTGCCAATGGCACCGCATCGCCATATTGCTTTTGGATTTGTTCAACAGCTGCGGCCATGTATTCGCGTGATTTGGCCGGGGTATATGCGCGGCCCTGTTTGGTCATACGTGGGCGCCCCATTGCAACGGGTGGCCCAAATATAAAACCGGTGTGTATGCAATCCCACATGGTGTTATCTCTCCAATGATATCTGTTTTGCGTATGCAACAAATGCCAATTCGGTTTGTTGTGGGTGTATGGTAACACATATGCGCCACAATAGATGCACGGCGGGGTATTGGGTACCATTTAGCCATTTATCCAATGCGGGTTTTGTGCACCCAATAGCCGTTGCCAATTGTTGGCGTGTGTACGAGCTGGCATCAACCGCCGCGTGTAAATGTGCCGCAAACCCTGCGCCGCGTAAAATCTGTTTTGTTTTGGCCCGCCCAAATTCTTTTACCAATTGGCGGTGTGTTCTATCGTTGTTGTTAATCATAGTACGCCCCATAATTTGCATAGTGTGTAAACGGTTAATTTGATGATTGGTGGTATTACCATTGCGGTGCCAATTACAACGGCGCACCACCCAATGGCGGTGCCCAATTGTTGTGCGTTTTGTTTGTTCATTTTGTTACCTCGTTTAATGCTTTTTGGAGCTTGTTAATTACAACGCAAATTGGCTCTACTACGTAAACGCACAATTGAGTTTGGAATACAATACAGGTCAATGTATCCAATCGTTTTACATAGCTAACGGTGTGCGCGTTAACGTAAATTGGGCCCTGCGAATCACTAGTAAATTGTACCATTATGCACCCCGCTCGATTATTTCTATGTTTTCAATGCTGCCAAAATCTGCAATGATTAGCTCAAAGCTCTCTAACGTAAACGGGTACCATTTTTGTAAATAACTCTGATATGTTACCACGATGATTTTAGTGGCCTGTTCGGTTTTGGTGGCCTGCTCGAGCTGTGCTTTTGTTATTTGTATCATTGTTTTGCCTCGGTTGGTTAATGGGCCCCGTGGGGCCCGTGGTTGTTGTTATTATTTAAGTTTAACTAATAATACAGATCCTTCATATGTCTTTTTGCCCCAACGATCCTCATCTATACTAGCTACTAGATATACAACTTCTTTTGTTTGTGGTTTTAGGTATTCTTGCATTTGTTTAAGAATTGCCAGATCGTGATCTTTATCGCCTGTATTCAAACAAACAAATTGTTCGCCATCACTTTCTGGGTGATCGATACCCTCAACGTTAAATACCTCACGTCTATAATTTTGAAAGTTAAAAACTTTTCTAAGTTCTTTTTCTAGTGTCATTTTGTGCCTCGGTTGTTGTGTACCCCTCATTGGGTATACTTAAATATACCACGCATACATAAATATACAACAACAAAATGCGTTTTTTTTTACATATATGTGGATAACCCTGTGGATAACTTGTAGATAATGGGGCCGCATGCAACGGCGTTGTGTGCTATGTTGTGCACATGGATCACATACAGAAAAATATCGATCGCGGCCATACTAGGTTTGCCAAATACGTAATACCATTGTTGGCGCAAAACGGTTGGCCGGCCAATTGGCGATGCATGCAAGGCACACTAGA